TCTTTCCCTACACGACGCTCTTCCGATCTCGGATGATTTTCATAATATTTTATTCTGCCCCGAATTCTTTTGATTTCAGATTCCAGGTACACATAAGTTGCCAGATATTCTCTTGTCAATACTGTAATCATAATACTTGTCCTCCTTCTAAAATGGTCTTTGCATAATCTTTACTGAAGCGGAGTTTCCTCCACTCTGATGCACTGCCAACATAGATACCATATCTGGTGCGTCATCGTGAGGGTTCTTCGCTAACTGGCTATATGCACACAGCCACGACATAAACTGACCATAGTCAGATTTAACCTCATAGCATTCTGGGTGTTTAAATAACACATGCTGGATTACCCACGGACTGTTTACAATAATTTTCGTTTCCTTATTTTGGGTCGTGAATCTCTTTTCAATACTGGCACGACCGCCTTTTTCTCTTACCTTCTCCTGAACTTTATCGCCAGTTCTGCTACCCTCTTTATTACTTTCAAATACCGCAATCTGAACATTGTTCCGAACCAGGCATTCTGCATTCAAGTCGTCAAGCAAATAGGGGTCAATGCTCTGGAATACAACATCATGTAAATAATAATCCTCCCCATACTGATAGAACACCCCTAAGCAGTTATAATCCGTACCCGTATCTTTCGTATCGCAGAACGCCCATATAGCATCTGGCTCCTTTGGCGGCAGCTCTCCATAATACCGCCGTAACATATCTGGATTGTAGAGGATTCCCTCGCGTTCTACGGCTTCACTCTTGTATAAACACTTATATGTAATATCATCCAGCGACTTTTCGATATCTTCAAAATACTCCACATCGAATCCAACGCCATAATCATAATCAAAATTGCTTTCCCCTGTTGCCGGGTCAATATCCGGCACTGAAATGAAACGGCAGCGCTTATTACTTTGATAGATAGTTTTTATACGCCCAATTACATCCCATACAGACCATCTAGTCGCAATATGTAGTTCCTTGCAGGTCCTCCCACGTTTTCCTTTTTTCTTTCGGGTCTTTAAATCTGTACTATACATCGTCCAGAGTTTATCCAGACGTATTTTGGACAATGCCATCTCAATTCCAGAACAAAGGTCATCGCAATACAAAATCCCCTCACATCGGGTAACGCCTGTTTGGGAAGCCCCCAACGCTCGACAGGTAATAGATTTAAATGGCTTAAATTTCCCTAGATTGATTTCCTGCTCCTTCGCATTACAACTTTCAATCGGAACATCTGGAAAAATTTCTCGCCAAGTATATTCTGGTATCTGGCCAGATTTCAAACCAACACCAATGATATTACACAATACCTCATACACCATTCTGGTGACATGACCACTATGGGAAGAAAACAGGTTGCACAAGTCCGGGAACCATCCCATAAATCCGGAAAGGAACATTTCCCCCAGAGTCGTCTTTCCTGTTCCGGGTGGCATTGATAAACTGACAATATCGTATTTATCGTCAATAAGCCCCTGCAAGGCATCTATTAATCCCAGTTTTATAAAATGGCTTCTTCGCGGCTCGTAGAATCTATCTTCTGGGTCACGATTCTTCTCCAGATAAATCAAGTAGCTGTCCACCACACGGTTTCTAGCTTCAAATAGCATCGTATCCCAGTATAACTTGTCCCATTGAGGGTCAAGCGTCTGCTGTAGTCGCTGTAACGACCATCGTTTGATAAACCCAGAGTAAGAAAACACGTATTTTCGTTCATCTGCACCCAAATCCGGGTTATCCTGCATCGTGTATTGAAGTTCGGACAAAAGAAGTTGCAAAATGTCCAAAGATGGCGGCTCTGTAATTTGCCGCTTCAATTTTTTGATTATTTCCCGGTGTTCCTGGAAATCCATAGAAAAACCTCCTTCCTCTGCTTATTTCACAAAGGTCGAAGGCTCATTAGGCACTGGTTTAAATCGACATAATTTTTAACTTAATCCTGTTCGGGATGTTCTTTCTGCCATTTTTGATAATACCAACATCTCGTTGCAAGGCCCCTATTTATGCCGCGAAGAATATCATAATTTTCGCATTCATATTCTTTATTCCAACCATGAACATCAAAATTATGCCCTAAGCAAAGTCTACGAACTCTTGATTTTGCCCAATCATCGCAGTCATGTTTCTTCCCAATCATAAATGTTGCCGCCCAAGGTGTTGCATTTGGACTACAATAGAAGTATAGTGGCCACCAATGCCCATCACACAATAGAGGTAGTCTAAAACAAATATACCCATACTTCTTGGTATGTAACTGCACTCCCCAGTGCATAGCATTTCTCCCATACACCGTTAAACTTCCAATGCTAATATGACCAGTCATGAATTTCCATTTCATGTAATGCTTTATCCTACTCCACATTTACAACCATCTCCTTCCGGCATTTACTGTTCTTACACTTATATGGCATTTTCTCAATTTTCGTATCAGAATTGACCTTAAACTGCTTTTTCAAACAGTAAGGGCAGATTACCCAGCCTGCCTTTATATCTGCCTGCCCATCAAATCCATCTTCTGGCGGCGACATATAATTTGAAAAGTTCAATTCTCATTCCTCCCTTATGTAGCCCGCAATCAAATCCCCAACACCAAACACACCATCTTCGCATTGATGATAGGCATAAATTGAACCAGTAAGGACCTCTACTCCATTCACCTTGAAATCCTCGGAAATATATACTCCATCCTTCTCAAATTCCTGACCACATCTCCGACACCGGTATATTATTTTTGCTACTTGTTTATCCATTTACTTCATCCTCCCCACAATCTTACTAAATCTAGCCCCACACTTCGGACAGTTCCTTTGAATCCGAACTGGCGCGCAGAACATGTTTTCAGAAATGCCACTATCGATAACTTGGTGACAGTTACCACATAGCAACGAAACACCAGTTTTGTCCCCGTCGCCCCAATCGATTCCAATATGTAATTCTCCATTGTTCATAGATTATCGCTCCTTATCCGGTCAATGATGTTCTGACAAAAATTAATATGCTCCTGGTTCAGCATTTCCGCCGCGCGAACTCCTACTTGTACCCCATTAAAGCAGGTTGACTCCCTTAATATCCTATCTTTACATTGTTCTATTTCCGCTTCAAAGAAATGTATTATTTTATCAACGTCTGTCTCAAATTCCCACATAATATGCTTTGCAATCTCCGAAAACATAGCAGGATGGGCAATACGACTATGTGCATCTTCTTCAGAACAGTCTTTTTTATTCATGATAATACTTATCGCATCCGATTCTTTTAGATTTACACCAAGGAATCTATCTGTAACCGTATCCCATATTGCAAATAAATTATCGACCTCATCCTGTTTTGCAACTAACAGCATAAATCCTCCCCCTCATAAATTTTGCACCCTCGTTTCAAATCCTGCTTTCACCAGTTTATCATTGATTTCCAACGCATATCCGGCAAAACATTCATGATATCGGTTTCCATAACCATCTGCGTATTTACACAGCTTTCTGCGCCTTATCGGATCTCCGTCCGACAAGAGCAATTTGATGCAATAAGCAAACGTCTTTCCGTTGCACCGTCCTGACCGAATTATATCTCGCTTTCCAAGCAGATAATCCTTCTGCCAGTTATACAATTGGATTCCAAAAGCCTGTTCAATCCTTTTGATTGTGTTATCATCAATCTTCATTCTTCCTTACCCACATACTTACCGGAGGTTGACCGCCAATCACATCCAAATGAATTGCCGGTCTAATTCCAGCCTTAATTTGCTTTAATATATCTGCCAAATCATCATCCGAAAAACGCCACAGAGAAATCACTTCATCGGTCGCAAACTGCTCATTATACTGCTTACAGGCTGGCAAATCGTCACATCCTTCTGCTACAAATACGCTATTCTGTTCTGGAAATTCTACTGGATACATTTTTCCTCCTCATTGGCAATCCGTGAAGCCTCCGCCAATTGTTTTGTTGTATCTGCTTCCATGTACATCCACCACACATAATAAGGATTAATTCTCCTGGCGATATCGGCATATTGAAAGAAAAACTCAACTCGACTGGTTCGCGTAATGCATCAAGCATTTTCTGAGTTTCTTCGTCAATTAGTTCTGAATCAATATGTAACTCAGGAATTTCATCCATATGGGGTAGCACTATACCACTATCTGCTATTAAGAAGGGTTTTCTTTCTCTATAATCTTTTGGTGGCATAATCACTCAACCTTTCGCTTTATTCCAACAAGGATAATAGTAATGCGGCCAGCAATACTTTGCTTTGTTTTCTTCGCACCACGAAAAAAAAGCCTCCCTTTTTTCATCATCCGTCATACCTTTGCAATACTCATCCCATTCCTTCTGGTTGAGGATGACCCGCTTACGTGTAACAACATTGTTAAAAATAATTCCAATTCCAATCGCTATCAACCCTATTACAATTAAAACTAATTCTGCAAAAAAAATCATGCTTCTATCACCCAATCTTTCTGAGTCCATGAAACTCCATCACCCCTATATCTCCATTCTTCCATTGATGATACCTATCAAATAACGTAAGTCCCATTTGCTCCAGTACTTTTTCATCCATCATTCCATTTATCAATCACTGGCAAACTTCTGGTGAAAAATAGTCGGTTCGTTCTTCTACGCACAACCGGCACTTATAAATCTCGATACGTTTCCATTTCCCGTCCCTATACAAATTCTGCATTATAACCGGAAAAACACAACAGTTCCTGTGCAAACTCATATCCGTAGCTTGAAAATGTATGTACACAATCATCTGCTTGCAAATCCGTTACAAATATGCAGTCATTGTCAACATCAATTCGATATTTCCCAGGGTCTTGCTTGCACCGATTCAACCAATCAATATCTTCCATGCTCATCATCTCTATACCTCCGCTCAATCAATCCTCGTTCTCTACATTTTTGCAGTACGCCAGCAAATGCTTCGCAATCTGCCGCAAATCGCTTTTAGAATATTTCTCTGTCTCATATTCATCTGGAATGTTTTGAGCCAACACCTTTTTAATTGGATTTGTTTTAACTGTTACCGTAGCCTTGATAAGCATAGAAGCTACATCAATAGGCTCTGACGGAAGAATCAGTCCATTTGCTTGATTCAACTCAACACAGCACAGATTTTCATACAAATGCCGAGAAAGAAGTTCCCTTGCCTCTCCAGAAGAATTTTCCATAAGAGTATCAAACATTTTGGTTCCATCTTTCATCGCCAATTCCTGCTTCAATTTATCAGAGTGGCACTGTACTTCCAGTAATTCGGATTTTAGGCAGTCAATATGTGACTGCATTTCAGAAACCAGTTTATCTCTCTCCTGTTTTGCATTCTCAAAAGCCGTTTTATACTTCTCTACCTCATCAAGTGCTTTTAATATTACTTTCTCATAATCCGTTCTCTTGACATAATCCTTATTGCCAATATCTATGAGTGGACATTCCACTGAAAAACTTCCATCATCTGTTTTCGATATGATACTTGCCATGCTATACCTCCACTTCAATCAAACACCGTTCGTCCGGCACTTTTCCCCCAACGCCCCATCCGCTGTGATTTCTAAAAATTTCTTGCTTACCACACTGGCCTTTCTTTAAGGTTCTAATGGTCGAAACATTTAATGGACACTCACAGCAGAACATTGGACGCTTATCAGCTATAATTTTCTTTATTTCCATTTCAGGCCTCCCTCGGACTTGGTGTCGCATTTAAGATTTCTTTCTGATAATTGATTTTCACATGCTCTAATCCCCTCATATATCCTTTCACGAAAGAAACCTCCTCCACGCAACCACAATTCTTGCACCGATACTTCGGCAAACCATTGATTTTCTCACGTTCAAACTCATGCCGGCGGCAGGATTCCTCTTTTTGGTTATTTTCGTTAATGTCCTGAAGAATGTTTATTGTACGTTCATCCATTCCCTTACTCCTGGCTTTTTCAATATCAAACATAGAACTACCTCCGATTCTTCAACTTACCCGCATGGCAATGCCACCATGCGTACTTAACTCTGCTTTTTTGATAACAGACATTACATTTTTCTCTTAAATACCGTTTCATTTCAGGATAATACAGCCATGACTTTATAAAATCAACCACTCTTGCTATAATCAAATTTCATTCCCCTTCTTACTAATCCGCACAACCTCTTTGACAAGGTTATGCGGTATCTGAATCACAGTAATTAAGTTCTGGTTATGGAATATGTACGCCTTATCCCCGTAAAGCCGAATCTGGTTCGCTCTACGATTATAGAAATACTGCTTGTCCACCCACTTTTTCAGATTGCCGGTCAAATCACCATGACGAAGACCTTTCTCATATGCAATTTTTGCCATCCGCTCCGAAGATTTATCATTCAGACCGCACCGCTCTTTCAATCGCTCTTTGGCGTGTTTTGTGACCTGCATATAACCACCTCATTTTTCCACAACTTTGATATTGGGATTTATTTTCTTCGCTTCGCCCTCAAAATTCCAAAGCTGTGTCTCCTCACACACAGCACCACACTTCATACATTGATTAAATTCAACCCAATATCTATCAATATGGCGTTGGTCAGTAATTATTTCTCCTTCTTGCGGAGATTCGGATATGGGGTGGATAAAAACACTTTCTGGTTATTCTCATTGATGTCCTGAAGAATCTTTATTGTCCGCTCATCCATGCCTTTACTCCGGGATTTTCCAATATCAAACATACCATT